AGTTGTGCATGTGTGAGTGCAGTACTTTTAGTTGCTCTTAGTATAATTGTCATTCTTTAAACTCCGCTAACATATTTATCAACCATTAAAACAGTCTCTCGACATAATCCTCATCTACATAGTCATCTGCCATGTATGTTGCCTGATTAAGTTCTGCTTTGTAGTTTGGTACTTGTGCTTCACACGCTTTTAAGAAGTTAGCATTAGTTGTACTACTTTGCTGTATTCCAAGTCCATCTGCGGCTGCACCAGATCCTAGATCATACCATGTTTTTGTATGTGTGTCTGCAGCAGGTAAGTATTGATCTCTGCTGCCGTCAACTACCAGGAAGCCTGGAACAATACGAGTTAGTATCGGTGTGCCTGCTGTTCCTCTGCGTAAACCAGTGATATAGTTATCTGTTGTGTTGATTTCCCAATAAGTTACACGTTCTGCCCCTATGAACACAACACCTGGATACTCACTGTTAACGTTAACTTGAGGGAGGACACTTGCATCTTCGACATAAATCTTTGTATCACCAACGAGAACATCCTGCGCAATACTAGTAGTAGCATCTTTACACATTCTCAAATATTCAACATTATCATTCAAGTCTTTGAAAATTCTAAATCCAATGCTTGGTTGTATCTGATTTTCACTAATATGTGTTATTACAACAACACTGGTACCAGTAATAGTTGCTTGTGTAGCAAGACTCATTTCTATTTTTGCACCATTAGTGATATAATCACCTGGGTGTAGTCTAACGCCATCTACTGTTACCCAGAAGTTGTTTACGTTAGTAACTGTTCTATCTAGGTCATATGATCCAACTGTTCCAACAACACTACTACGGTCAAATGCAGCACTGTCAAATCCAACTTCGTCAAATTCATCAATAACTGTGGTTGATCCTGTGCCTTGTCCAACGTGTACTTTTGTTTGGATGCGTAGTGGATCATGGTTAGCAAATGTATTGATACGCATTGTGCTTGAACTTGTGAAACTTACTCCGCCATCAATAGTAATCTCTGTACCATCACCACTAATAGTATATTCTGCACTTGCACGATTGTATACAATAACTGTATCTCCATCTGCTGGCGCAGTTAGCATAGTAATAAATGCTTCGCCTGCTACTGCAGTATAGTCTACGTTACGAACAGCATTTAGTGTTAGGTTATCGCTTTTTTGTATAATCGCAACACCAATGTCGCCTGGGTTAACAATTACGGTTTCGCCTGCTGTTGTTGCAATATTAAACTGTACAGTACTACCATCACCTGCATGATACTTGCTGTTTGCAGGGCGCAACCTAACACCATCAATTTCAATAATTGTGTTTGCACTAAGTGGCTGTGCATATTGTACAGTATTATCCAAACTGTATGTGTAAGTGCCTGCAGTCATTGCAGTTGTTTGTAGTTTATACTTACTAGGTGCAAGTCTAGATGTTGCTTGATTAAATGTAAACACATGAATGTGCGCACCATTAGCTGGCGCACTAGTAAATGTCATAATAGTTTTACTGTCTTGATTTCCGAAAGTTGGGAAAGATTCTACACCATCTACAAAGCAAAGTGTCTGTCCAACTGATTGAGGATCACTTGCTAGGATGAATATTTCTGTTGCACCATCACCTTCAAAAGTAAACTCACCAATCATCTTTTCACCAGTTTGTCCATATGCATATACATGAAGTATGTCTGTTGCAGTAAGTGCGCTTGGTAATGTAATAGTTTTAGTTGCAAAGTTAGTAGTGAAACTATACTGGCGATCAGCATTTTTGTATACAATTAATGTTTCAAAATCATCTTTACTCTTTGTTGGATCTCCATATTGGAAGTCAGTTACTAGTCCAGTTGTATCAGTAAAGCTGGTGTAGCGAACTTCCATTGCATTGCCGTCGCCTTCATAATCGTGACTTGCGTGTGTATACACTTCCATATCAAGTGTATCATACACTCTGCCTGGAACAAGTTCTTCAGGCGCATGACTGTTATAAGTGTCAACAAAACCTGCACCATCAATGTTAATATCTTCTGGACGGGTGCCTAGTGCTAAATCAGTAAACAAACTAGTAATAGTTGTATCAAGTCCTGCAAGAACTGCTAGACCATCACTGTCAATCTCAAAGTTATCAAACGCAACAATATCAAAGTTGCCACTGTCAAAGCCAGGATCTTGATCAAAGTTAGGACCATTAATTTTAGTACCTAAATATCCTGTACCTCGTTGTAGTAGCTCTAGATCATCGCCAATCATTCCTGTAGTAGGATAATAATAAGCAGCAATTCTGTCTGCAGTATTTGTAAAATCTGCATCAGGTTTAACTGTTAGTACAGTAGTGCCACTAGAGTTTTCTACACTGAATGTTGCTGCACTTGTAAATGATACCACACAATCATATACTTCTTGTGTACCAGTTACAGTATTTTGATATGCAATAACATCACCTGCAGTATAAGCAGTGCTTGCTGTCCAGTCTTTAACGCTACTTGTATATGTAATACGATCAAACTTAATAGTTGTATCAAAGCTTCTAACAGTATTGTTTACAAGTCTTGGGCTTACTAATATTCCAGTGCCGCTACCTGTTACAGTGATAGTTGGCTCTGCGGTGTATCCACTACCTTTGTTTGTCATTGTAATGCTAATAATGGCACTACCATTTGTTTTTGCAACTGCAACAGCCTGGACGCCGCCTGCTAGTTGTGGTGCACTAATAGTTACTGTTGGGTCTGTGATATAACCTGTACCAGCATTTACAATCTGGATGCTGTCTAGTCTATAGCCATAGTTTTCACTCCAAGGCTTGTTTAGTCCTTGTGCTTGTAGTATTTCGTCACCGCTGCGTTCGCCGCTTGGCTTGCGGAAATATTGTAGTCCTTCGTCATAGTATGCATGTACATCAAAGTCAGTTGTATCTCCAGCAAACGTATCTAGTTTGTCATACTTGCTGACATACTCGCGGATCTTAGTTTTATAAGGCTTTACTTCATTGATAAAGTCTTCAATAAAGTTTGTATTATCAAACTTAAACGTGTTGTACTGATCCAAACTGCGAATCTTATGTGCAACTGTAATAAATGATGTCTTAAACAACCAGTCTTGACTGAAGTTATTTTCGTTAAGTGCATACTCCATCAAACGGAAGAACAGTTCGTTCATGTTTATTTCATAGTCACCAATGAATACATCTGTCTTAAGAGCATCTACAATCTGTCTAATCTCTTGTGCAGGCACCTTATCAAATGCAGCAAAGTCAAAGCCGTCATTGTCAAAGCCTGTTGCTTCAAAGTTGCTGTTGGTTGTGGCAAAACTATACAAACTGTTATTAAACTGCAGTGTGCCGCGTTCAATAATAACTTCATCCCAACCTGTGTCAGTTTTAGCAAACATACTAAAGTTGCCTTCATCGTTGCTGGTTACTTTAGCAATGTCGCCTGTTACTGCATCAGTGAGTGTAAGCAAATCTGCTTCCAGTGTTACCTGATACTTTGGAACAGTTGTTACATCATAGCCTGTTGCATAGTAAGTTGCATAGTCCCAATAGTCTGAGGTATTGTAAGCCTGGATATTTGTTAGCTGCCAACTTTTGTCTGCTTGTAGTGTATAGATAGTCCAGTAGTTGCTGCGATTTTCATCTTCAAGCACAAGTACTTTGTAGCCTGTACTTAGAATAGCAGTATTCAAGAAATCTCTTTCTTGTACTGAATCAACACTGGTGTTGTACTCTCCGCTGTTGACTGTTGGAATATTCTCACTGCTTAGTAGTTTTGTTAGACTACTGTTTCTAGCAAACGGTGCTTTTACTAGAACACTGTTAGTATACTGTGTTAGAACTTTAAGTGCTGCAGCACGGTTAACAAACATACCTTGGCGTGGTTGTGTAAGTACACCATACTTTTCAACTTCACTCAAGAATGGATCTGGAACCAAGTTACCAACACTGTCGCTTCCTGCTAGACTGTCAACAAGTTTTGTATACATTCTTGCTGGGATTGCCTGATCCGTATTACCTCTGCCGTATAGTTCGAACTCACTGTGTAACACACCTTCATTCTTAACTACATCATAGTTAATGCTTAATACAGTGTCTCTGTCTGCAAAATACTGTTTACAGTTATACAGTGCAACTGCGTCTGTGTCCAAGAATGCAATGTGTGGTAAGCCTGCTGCTACAGGATCTTCAATTAGACTTCTTACTGCGTCTGCACTAATAGTTCTAAATTCTGCTTCTGTAGGAACACTTGTAATATCTTTTACCCAGAAGTAATAACGAGGCTGTGTGCTGTCTGTTCTACTGTCATATACGTTTGCTATGTTAAATTGTGTAACATCTTTTACTGTGCCTTCACCTGTGTACTGACTTGGTGGTGTTGAACTTTCAATCCACTCATAAATGTCAATGCTTGATCCAGGAAATGCTTGCGCCCAGTAGTTTGTGCGGAAATCAATATTGCCCTGCTCTGCATTTAGATAATGCACAGTGCTTGTATCCCACCATAGTCTATTCTTGTATTTGTAGTTCCAAAGATTGTTATACATTGCAGGATCACTATGACTTACATAACTAAGTTCTGCTTGAGCTACGCCTGCAATCTTACCTTTTGCTGGATCAATATAATCAAGGAATACACTAACTTGGCCTTGCTTTTTATTATAAAGTGCAACACGATTTATTTGACTTACGTCAACTCTTGTGCCTTCACTGCGCAATACGTTCCAACTACCTGCTCTTGCATTGTTGTTGAACTCATATACGCTACCACTGTTAGCATAGTTTGTTGTGTCATTAGGAGCACCAACATATATTCTGTTGTCACTGTATGCAACTGCGCTACCAAACTGATCCAGTTCAAGGATGTTTGTGCTCTTGAGTTGCTGTCCAAACACCATCTTGCTTGGATTAGCAAGTGTTGGTGTGTTTGAATTTAACAGTTCGTATACATATACTGCGCCGCTTTGTGTGCGTCTGTCAGTGAATGTTGTGCCACTTTCATCAAATGTTGTTGTTGCACTCAAGTAATCTTCACTGTTAGTGTTTGTTTCAATGTCAAATCCTGTTGCTAATAGTGTGCTTGCTCTATCACTTGCAACTACAAGATTGCGTGTGTCACTGTATTGACTTGTTCCAACATGCACATGCTTGTCAAATGCTACAGTTTGTCCAAAGTTTTCATTTTCAAATGCTTGTGGATGACTGATCTTTTGTGTAAGTTTAAACGGATCAACAATTGCACCAGTCTGGAAACTGTTTCCTGTTCCAGGCATTACACTTAGTTTGTTGTAAAGTTCTGTGTTAGTTGTTGTAATAACAAGTTGATCACTACTGTTCTTGCTTGCAGTTACGCCAGGGATTGCTGCATCAATAATGTCCTGTGCCAGATCTGCTGCGTCACTGCTTGTTGAACTAATAGTTACTTCGCGGTCATCAATGAACAGTGTGTGGGTTGCTGTTACACTGTAACTGCTACCTTCTTTACTGGTAACACTAGCATAGTTTTTGCCTGCATCTTGTAGAATGAATACACTGCCTGTGTTAGGATTTGTTTCATCTTCGCCAGGACTACCAATAGCAATAACACTGCCTTTAGTATCAATACTAACACTAATACCAAACTGCTCTTCGCCGTTTGTTTCATCATCCAAATCCAACTGATCAATCTGCTGCATCTGTGTAAATGTGCCTGTGTATACCTGGATTACATCACCTGCAGTAGGAGTATACTTGAAAGTAATAGTGTTACTTGAACGTGTGTAATATCCGTCAGTTGACCCATCATTGTCTGTTGGAACATCTGGGTTATCTGTTTCAATTTGTAGCACACCATTTACTTCAACATAGATTTTTGTTTGCAGTGTGTTAGTTGTTGTATACGCTTTTGTTGTTCCGTCTGCAATGAACTTTTCAGCATACTGTGCATAAAGATACGCTTCACCGCTGTTTGCTTTGCCGTCGATAGTTGCATTAGGTGCACCAACAATAACTCGCTTACCTAAGTGATCACAGTCGATGCTGTGTCCAAAGTCGCCACTACCTGCTGTATAACTGCCAATCTCTGCAAAGTAATCCTGCTGTCTTACAACAATCTGTAAACTGCTTGCAGGTGTGCTTGTAAATGTTATGTCAGCACCACTTAGTGTAAAGTCTTTTGTTGGCAAATATACTTTGCCGTTTTCATCTACAACATTAAGTGCATTAAGATCAGTAGGCGTAAAGTCCAGTGTATAGGTTGCTCCGCCTGTTGTTGTAATAGTAAATGTTCTTTCACTTGCTGTGTCTAATTCAATAAGTGTGTAAACATAAAATCTATTATCGCCTGGTGCACCAATAAACAAATATCTACCATCACCACTCATTGCCATACTAGTAGCAAACAAGTGACTACTACTAAGTGTGCTTGGACGGATAGCAGGTCTACGATTAAATGTGCCTGCGCTGTCAATGTAGTAAGGGAACGCTGCACCAACACCGCTTTGTGTATCCGGTGCGCCAATAATTGCATAGTCTGTAGCAATCGCTAGACTTGCACCAAAACTATCCAAACTGTCGCCAATGGTTGCACTACTAATATTATTACTTTCAATCAGTATGCCGCCTTCACTGCGAACATAAGGAACAACTGTGCCACTTCCGTTTGCAGGAGCACCTACAAGTGCTATAGTACTTGCACTGTTGATAGCAATGCTTGATCCATATAAATCATCTGCATTAATAGGACTTTGTGTTTTAACACCAGTTGTTGTCCACGGACGAGCATTTTGTAAAACTTGCCAATCGCCGTCATTGTCTGCATCAATCCACACAAGCTCTTTATTGTCCCATCCACTTACAGGAGTGTATGTGCTTAGATCACTTGGCTGTGCAAAACGCACACTGCTGAGTTTGTACATAGGAATGCGCACATCTTGTATATCTGCTTCAGTAGTTGTGTCCACAAGTGTAAATTTATTTGGACTACTAACTTCGTAAATTTTAGCAACTTTTCCAATTGGCTGTGCTGCACGAACAATAACATAGTCATCTTTTACTAGTCCATGATTAACATCTGTGGTATAGATTAAGTATCCGTTGCCTGTGCTTTCAACGCTAATAACTGTGCTCAGTGTTTCGTCGATACGGCGCATGCCCCAGGTGTTTGTGTTGTCTGTTGCAACCCATATCTTTTTGCCTTTGCCAAGTTCACTAATGCGTGAACTTAGTGCTTCTAGTTCATCACCGCTAAACACTGTAAAGTCAACATCGTCCAGTCTTGCATAGCCTGCACTGTCTAAATCATTGAGTGTTAGACTGTTTGCATCTCTTGCAGCAAACACATTGCCGTTATAGTTGTTAGGCTTTTTGTAAAGATCTTTGCCTTGTACATGATAGTGTCCAACGTCAGTGCCACCAGGTAACTCGCCATCTGCGTGGTAATGCAATACAAACGGATTGTTAGTTGCTTCCTGTTCTGGAATAATTGTTTCAATAACTTGGTTGCTGTCAATGCTGCCATATTCACCAACACGGAACGCCCATTCTTCAAAGTAATCAATACTTTGATCTAGATTAGTAAGCTCTGCATCAATAAGTTTATTGATTGCAGCACCAGTGCCTTTTTGTTTTAGCATACCTTGGTAGAACTTGACCTGACTAACATCATCCAGTCCTAGTCCTGCAAGATAACTTTTTTCATTAAATCCAATAATACCTTTGCCTAATTTGTCTACACCATCTTCGAGATTCAAATTGTCAAGTTCAAAGAAGTTTTTAAAACTATTTGCTTTGTTAGCAAGGTTTTTAACCAGCCCAGTTGTCATATTATCTGCAACAGTCCAATCGTTATAATCAAAAACATTTGCGCCATCAATACTATATTTTGCAACATAGGTTTTATCTTGATAACTTACAATATCACCCTTTTTATAATCCTGATATGTTTGCCAAACATTAATTCTATCTTCATTAATAAAGAAGCCAGGTGCATGTAATGTTCCGTTCCAGTCGCCGCTTTTAGCACCAACTAATTTAAGTCTACTGTGTCTATTGCCTAGTTCTGGTTGATAAATGACGTCATTAAAGATTGTTGTATTGTTAAACACTAGTGCATGTTCATACTGGATAGGATCAAGTTGAACACTGTATAACTGTGTATTTTCTGTGTCGACTCGAATTTCAATAACATTATCAATTCTACTTACATCATAATATTTTGGATTGATAATACTGCCGTTTGCATCTTTAAGTTTGCCTTTAAACGTAAGATCATCAGAAGTAGCAAATGCTCTGTTAATTGTAAGTATATCGCTAAACGGACTAAGAACAATTACGCTATCAATTGTCCATTTTTGGTCTGTCCAAAATGCAAACTCTTTACCTGCACTAACAAAATCGTTCTTTTCACCAACACCAGTTGTGCCATCAAACACAAATCCACGACTTTGCAGATATCTCTGATAGCTAACTAAGAAATCAAACACCTGTTGTCTATTCGGGATCACTGTGCCATATGGAATATTAATGATTCTGTTTTCAAAATCTTTATACTCAAAGTAAGTTGTTTCGCCCACCACAACTCTATTAGGTTCTGTGCCTACTACACTTGGTACAATCTTAAAGAATGGATTCTCAATGTCGTAGCCTTGTATTTCATATCCGTCTGCACGTTGAATAATTTGCACACCACTGTATACTACACGCTCCAACGGAGAACTTTTCTTAAGGTATACATTTAAATCTTCATCTGGGATAAAGATGTTTTCACTTTGGCTACTTGGTGTTACACTTTCTGCAATAATCTTTAGGTATTGTTTGTCAGTAAAGCCTGCCATTCCATAGCATAAGTTGAGTTTTAGGTTGTTAATTCTTGTAATAGTATCTTCAACACTGTATCCGTTAAACCTAACATGTTCACTAATAAACTGATTATATCCCTCGACTCTAACTATGCCATTATTACCATCACTCTGACCATGCATTTGATAATCTGCAATGCTTGGTCTATAGCTTTTATTTTTCTGCAATATTTGACTGTACTGTGCGTTGTTTTCATACATGTTTGTATCAAACATTAGTGTGCCATATTTTGCAGGCTTAATGCTTGCTGCAAGAATCTGAAGCACATATGGATATTCGCTGCTACGGCGCCATGCAGTTTCAGCAGGACTACCGTCACTAAATGCCCAACTATCGCTAACATTTGTTTCGTATGCATCTTGTACTAAAAATTCTGCAGGTGCTCTCAAGTTGCCTTGTGCGTCAACCGGTATAATGTTCATTAGGTTAGGACGTTTACGTTTTTCGTCCACAGTATAAGCAGTGCCAGTAGCATTGCTGTATATTTTGCCATCACGCAAATCTTCCCAAAGCACAGTGTTGCCTTGTGTATATGGTGCTACACCGTAACGTTCATTCCACCATGTTGGTTTTTCACTAATACCCAGCATTTGCCATGGTTTAGTATGAGGAGTATCTGTATCGTAGAACCAATTATAAATTGCACGCCAGAAGCCAGGAATTCTACTTCCATCATCTTTGTATACACTGTTTCTGTAATTCCATGTAAATGGATTGTCAGCGTCTACTATTGTGTTTGGCTGCACTCTTACTTTATTGCGTAAAGCCCATTCGCCGAAATAACTACGGGTAATATTGTTTGCTTCGCTAAAATCATTTAATGTACTACGGAAATATCCAGGAACAACTTCAGCATAATCAAACAAGTTTTTGTTGTACTGTGTTTTAATATTATTGAAAACACGCTTTTCAAATTCTAAAACAACATTGTCTCTGATGTCATCCCAGCCAATCCAGACACTGCCATCATGTCCTTGAACAACAGTTTTAGGTGTTGCATATGTATTGTCGGTATACTTACTAGGAATAAACTTGTAGTATAGTCCAAGTTTAGTTGGTGTAGGCGGAACAAAACTACCGTTTGTTTCTGTGTATTCAACAATTGTAATTGTATCATTAACAGCCAATCCAATTCTTGCAACGCCAAGGTTAGTTGCTGTAAGTGTTACTTTTGCTTCTACTGTGTCTAGTGCATAGTCTGTACCTTCAACAAGAAGGTTAGCAACACCAGTGCTAACGGGTGTGTGATAAACTAACACACCTTTGTTACCGATTGCCGTTAAATCAAACTGTGTATTAAATTCAAATTCTGTTTCTGTAGCATCGTCAATAGTATAAACCAACTGCGACTTTTGATCGCCCCATGGTAGCATATCGCTGTAGTAGAAAGGAAACGCACTGGTTTTCTTTCCTGCCATGTGTGTTAGAATATCATCTACACATTTACTAGGATTCGTTAGATCTATATCTAGTTTATCAATGTTGTCAATAAACTTGTTTTTAAACTTTGTGTATTCATTTTTAACATACTTGATACTGTCAATTGTATTTTCAATTTCATTGCTCATCAAATACATAGGCAGAATCATACCAGCACTGTGCTGTAGTATATTACCAGGATATGCTCTGTAGTTTACATCACGGATATTACTCTTACCTGGAGCAACGCCTGCAAATGTTTTAATTTGCTGACTAATTTCCACAGTGTGATTACGCATCTGGCCTAGTGTTAGTGTGCCAAATGTTGCGTTACCTGCGTTACGCTCTAGGTTGTCCGGAACTTCGTAGAAGCTGTTTGCTGCTTTAGTATTACTAACAAACTTGATAGTAACAACATCATTCACAGCAAGAGCAGTTGTGAATACAACATATTCTCTGTCAGCTTGAATGAGGTGTGTATATTGACTAGGATACTTAAACTTGCCGTTAACAAATACTTGCAGAGGTTGTCTAATTTTAGTTGTGTCAACACTTGCGCCAATTTCAAAACTATAAAGTTCACTGTTTACATCATAACTTACAATCTGATACTGTGTACTAGATTCAACTGTTTTAGTCCAGCCATTTAGTAGGCTTCTGTTTCCGCTGCGATCAAACTGGTGAACGTGACCACTGCGCACAATAACACTGGTGTTGCCACTGCTCTTTGTGTATTGGAACTTGTCACTGTCAAAGTTATTATCAAACACAATATCGCCTAGTGTGTTAAAGTTTTTATATGTTAGTCCAAAGTTTAGAACTGTGTCTGGACTTGCATTATTGTTACGCTTGTAACTAAACAACTTACTACCAACAAAGTTACTACTTGGGTACTTTGTTGCATCTGCAAAACTTACATGATCTGGATCATATACTGCAAACAATGGATCTTGATTGAGTTTAGTTTTTTGCTGTGCTGCAGTCCAAGTAGTGCCATTTAACCAATACTGCTTACCTTGGTTATTTGCACCCAGTGTGCTTAATACACAGTTGCCATCAACAACTGTGCCTATAGCAACTAGGTTAATAATATCCCCGGTCGCTGCACTACTGTCTTGGTCAATAAAGTCCACACGATAAATCTTATTTCTAACATCTGCATCTGTGTCTGCGCTAAAGATAACTGTGTTATCCTGCTGCAAATCAATACCATCAGCAAAGTAACCAAGTGTGCCATTTACATTGCTTAGTGCATCTGTTTGAGTTACGTCAACAACTGTTACTGGAGTAACACTGCTTGTGCCCATGTTAAACAGTTCTAGTCCACTGTGGAATTCAACGATAGGACGCTTTGCTCTTGCTGCGTCATCAATGTCTGCAGTGTAGTTGTTGTAAGTTGCTGTTGCTTCAATAACTTCTCTGTGGAACCAACGGTTGCCACGACTCCAAGCATTACGGTCTGGACTACCGCGGTTGATAACAATGTAATCTTGATCTATCGGAGCATTAAGTGTGCCATCCCACCCGCCTGCATCATATGCTACAGTATCAAAACCATCACTGGTACTGTTAGTATAAGTTTCAGGTGTGAGCATTTCATCTACAGGTGTAAGTGTAATACCCTGAGGTTGTCCTACACCCTCAACAAAATATTCTCTGTCTGCATAGGTGCTTGGTGTGATGTCGCTGTTAAATTCTACTTTAAGTCCATTGGTGAACTTAACGCCATTGGCACTAGTAAAAGTTTGTTTGCCTAGTATATCATCTTCAACGTCAATTGCTGGAACTACGTCAACATCAACCAGTTGAATTTTACCAAACTGATTTGCATTAACACCATCCTGATAATAAAGTGTGTCTAGTCCAGCAGTGTATGGCTCTATTAGTTCAGGATAGCCACTTGCATCTTTATAGAACTCTCTGTTACCATAAGCATTGCCTTGTTTAATTTTAACTTTTTCGCCAACAGGCCAATCTGCACTGCGAGTAAGTTGAATTGTATCCACACCGCCAACATTGTTAACTGCAATGTCATATACATCATAGCGTGTTTCAATAGGAAGTGTAGTTGTTTCATCCCAAGGGTTGTCAGGATCATCAAATCCGTAACCATCAAATGGTGCACCTTGATCCCAGGCTGTTGAATCTGTAGTTAAATTAACAAATACTAGACTTTTACCATCAATTTCTGTTTGCACATCAATGCCGCCGTGCGCATCAATAAATGCCTGATATGGAACATTGTGAATTTGTTTATAGGTTAGTGTAGTTGCAAAGTCTGGGTTTGCTGCTTGTGTAGCGTTAATCTTATCATTTTGTGCATCTGTTTCTGGAACATTAAATGTAATTGTGCCGTTGTCGTCACCGTTGTTAGTAACACCTAAAACTTCACGAGTGCTAACGTTTGAACCATAACTGCTAACGCCACTAATACCGATTTCAGTTTGGATCCAAAAAGGCACACCTGTTTGCTGCACACTAAATGTATAACTGCCACCTCTTGCAAGTGTAATAGTTGGATTAGCATTATCGCTGCCATCAATGCTATATTCATCCACTGTTGCTACTGTACGACGTGTTATTGTAAAATCACGTTCGGTATCCACTGTGCTGTTAAACACCTGCACACTATCAGGACCACTCGGCAACCAAAAGTATTCACCATAGTTTACAAGTTTATCTAGATCAACAAACCCACTGTAGTTGTAGTATTCCTGATCAAATAAGTCGCTATGTGTGCTAACATCGACATTGTTATATTTTAGATTATTAACAAAATCAATATAGCCAGTTAAACTTTCAATCTGTTTGTTTGGACTGCGATATACTACTGCAGGCTCTAGTTGATAGTTTTGTCTATCCGCATCTATTTCATTAATATAACCATCACCTACTGCGAAATTAGGAGCAAACTTGCGGCCAATAAAACTGTTTACACGTTGTAAATTAGGCTCACTGATTAATTGGTCAACAGTTGCATTAAGAAACTTGTTGTTCTTTGTGGTTTGGAATATAGTAGGTAGTAGTACCTGACTTTTACGAAGTGCCATTAGTAACTATATCCCCCAGTGGTTGTAGTTGTAGTTGTAACTGTGTTTGTTGCTGTATTTACTGTGGTGCTGGAACTGTTTGCACTGGCACTTTCTGCAGCAAGGTTTGTGGTTGTAGTATTAACAACATTGCCTGCTGCTTGTAAACTGTTTGCAGTGATAACATCAATAACTTCAATATCATTAACTGTTGCTGCGCTAATTAGAATCTCATCTCGCTGACTTTGAATTTGGAACAAACTACCAAAGTTACTGGTTGCAAGTTTAGGAACAATAACAACACTGAGCACGTCTGGACTTAGCGCACTATACAAATAAGCAGCAAGTTCACTAAAGTAAAAACTGTCACCAAAGTCCCAATTTTCAATAGCAAAGTAACTGTTGATTGCTGCTACTACACGCTCTTTAATTTCACTGTCACTTACCAGTGTGCTTGTATTTTTAACTACTTTAAATGTTGCTTGCAATTCTTCATCTGCCTTGTCACCAAATAGTGGTCTATAACTAATACTATTAAAGATAATTGTATCACTTACACTTTTATACTGTTCTAAACTGCCAAATTGATCACGCAATTCATTTGTAGTTGGCTTGGTTGGTTTAGCAATACTGCCAGTAATATCTGTTACATAGTTTCTATAATCTGTGTCATACTGGCTTGTTAGCAAGAACAAGTCTACAATGTTACTTGGACTTGGATCAATACGTCTGTTGTTTGGACTGTTGTGTGTATACTGAAATAGTAGATCACTGCGTCCTACACGCTTGACATAATCAGTAGTTTCTGCTATACTTTTTACATTAGCGCCATCTACACTTAGAATAAAAAACTTGTTGTCTGTGCTTGCATAGAACACTTGACCGCTACTAAACTGTGCAATAACTTCATTGATTGCTGCTTGTGTAGCATAGCGTTGTTCAATGCTAGTAGTTGCAACAGGAGTATATGTTAGGTAACCGCCTGTGCTTGTGCTAGTCTGATAAAACACAACTTTGGTTGCTGCATTTGTATCAGGCGCAACAACAATGTCAAATACGTCTGGATTGTCAACAACGCCGTCGCTGTCAATATCAGGGAATGTAACTTTAATTCTGTTTGACAGTGTATAACCATCTGTTTCTGTGATAACATCATCAATCTGCATTGCATAGTCAACTGCCAAACTGCTTACACTATCAGGCAGTGCATTAACTTTCAAAATATTAATTTTATCTTTAATAGTTTTACCTGTACGAGGATCAAAGATTTTTAAATCATTGTCAAAGTAGAAACGTGTCTCTAGTTTACTTTCAAATATATAACTTGTGCTGCGGAAGTTCACAGTATAAGTTGAGCCGTCATTAGTAAACTTAAAGAACCAACTGTTGTCCAAATTTGTGTTACTAGTATTACCAGCATAAACTAAACTAAATGTAGTTGCTTGATTTAGATCCAGTGCATCAATAATAGCCCAGGCTTGTGCGTCTCTGTCATAGCGCAATCCAAAGGTTTTAAAATCGCCGATTGCTTGTATAATACTGTTTCTTACTGTGCTATCAATTGCAGTGTTCCAAGGAGCAATAACCTGATCTAAAACTGCATCTTGCGGAATAACTTCACTAAGCGTAACTGGGCCAACTCCTGTTTCTAAGTTACCAACACCTTGATTAGTTCCGTCTGTTACTACTGCACTAATACTTGCCCAGATATAATCTCTAGTATTAATTGTGCCACTAACACCGTCAATTAAGTTATTATTAATATCAAACACTTTGCCGCTTGGAGCAGTAAATTTAACAAGTGCACCTACTTTTGCATATTTTAAGTTACTGGTTGCAAAGCTGCCGATTTTAAGAGGACTGTTTACATCGTTTTTAAAATAACCTGTTACTGTACCGCTGGTTGTTGTTGACAAATTCCAACTAGCATTTAAACTTGTAACACTAATACCACCATAGTTTTTCAAATAAAAGTGCAAACTTTCGTTTTTAAGAATATTCTTTTCTACTTGTTGGCTAATAGTATTGCTAATATCACTGTCAGTAATAAATGTAAACTGGAACTGTTGTAGATCTTCTGTGCGATACATAATGCCATCTTCTGCAACAATGTTTGTGCTGCTATACTTGCCTGTTGTATCACGCACATCCAAGTAACGACTAATGCCACTAGCAGTTCTGTTGATTGCTTTTGACTTTAATACATTACTAAACTTAGTATAAGGAAGGATTTGATAATCTTCGCCTGTGATCATGCGATCCTGCGTGTAATACTGTTGCTGTGCTTTTAGTTTAACGTCACGTAAGTTTTCTCTTGCACTAGCATTCGCTACAGTGCTTTGTAAACTTAGGTTAACTGTTAAGTTTTCAATTTGATTGCTATGACTGATATACGGAATTACAATTTGTAAGTTCTGCATATCATCAGGGCTAATTTTGTATGTTGTCCCAACTCCGGTGCGGAAGTAAACACGGAAGTTTCCACTTGGAATATTACTGAAAACATCATCGCCAAATACTAGACTAATCTGATCGTTTGCACGACTGCGCACTGTAAACAAGTTTTTGTTGTTTGCACTTAAACTGTTGTAGATAACGTTGTTGCCACTAATAGCAGGCACTTTTTCCCAGCGTGTGGTTTCTCTGCCTTGATCGTCAAGTTGGTATAACCAAACATCATTGTTGTCAACGTTGTTAACATCCAACTCTACTGTACGGTTAGGAAGTTTTTCGCCAATGCTAAAGTCTGCACTCTGCAAGTTACCTTGTTTAAAGTAAAAGAAAAATCCGTTGTTAGCACTAGCAAATCCTCTGTTATCATTACGATAAAGAATATTTGTTGTACTGCTAGGCTGCGGTGCTACTTCATACAAATAGTCAGTGCCACTGTAAGTGCCTTTGACTAGTTCAAAGTCTAGGTTTTGTGTGCCAACTGTGGTTTTAAAATCATAAATTGGAACAGTGCCAGGATTTAGTTTAATCTGATATTCTTCAATATTAATGCCACCTACAGTGGTTTTTAAACTTGGATTACCGAACTGTTGTGTGTTTACCATTGCTGCATTAAGCACAGTAGTAAACTGCTCTAGGAAGTCACTGTTAGTCGGATCACCCCAAACAATTTCTGTGTCACGCAAACTGTTGCCGTTGCTGTCTGTGATTGCTTCTGTTGTTTCTACACTGGCAACTTTAAGCAAGCCTCTAGCAATCTGCTGACGCTTTGGATAATAGTTAAGCATGCGAGCCAAGCGTAGTATGCTATCTCTGCGTTCTGCTGTTTCTAGGAAGTTTTCACGAGCATTTAGGTCTGCACGGAAACTAAGGCTTTGCCCCAGGAATGCAATCAAATCAATCAGTGCAATATATTCACTTGATTCAATAAAGTCATTGAAATCTTCTGGGTAATAATTACGCAAATAGTCAACCATACTTTTACGAATGGTTTCATAATCGTAACTCTGAAAGTCTGCTTCACGGAAGGTCTCGTAGACTTTCTTCCAATCTTCAGCAGCAAATAAGTTTGATTGTCTTGTACTAGCAGCCATGTTTACATATTCCTATCTTATGCAGTATTTATTTGCGGAATAAAGTATGTATATTATATTGCTGCGTTGTCTGGTCTATCAAAGCGTACTACAAGGTTTTCAACCTGATTGTCGATTACATATCTAACAGACATTTCAATTTGTAGTCCATTTTCGTATTCGTCTAGTGTAATACCTTCGCTGCGCACTCTAGGATCATTTTCGATAACAGCATTTACTTCTTGTATCACAATTGCTTTGGTTTCATCTGTCAAAGGATCCATGATTAAATCACGCAAACTAGTGCCAAATTCGCCATTCATAAGTTTTTCACCCTTGCGAATAGCAAAGTGATTGAGTAAGTCTCGTTTAATTAAGTCAGTATCAGTTAACTTTGAACTACCAAAGTTGTTATTTACTGTGCTGAATCCTTTGTATGTTGCTATAGCCATAATGTATTTACTCCGAACTCATTTTATCAATTTGAGCGTATAATTGTAATAACTGTGTGTTCAATTGTGCTTGCTGTTCTGCTGAAAGATTTGCTTGCGAGCTAAACATTTCCAAGTGCTTTTGTGCAATTTGTAAATCAATGCCGCTAGATGTGTTTGTTTTAGGCGTTGCAGTCTTTCCACGCAATCCGTCATCTGGGCCGCGCTGTGCTGCTACATCATTTTTGATTTGTGTTGCACGTTTTGCTGCGGCTGCACCAATCTGCATGTTTTGTTTTACAATACTAGCAATATCTGCACCACCGGGAATATTAGTTGTGTTTTGCAACACACCTTCGATATTACTAAAGCCTTCTCTTACTTGTTTTACAACTTCAGGAGATGCTGCATTACTTGCAGTAAGCATGCTGATGATTTCTTCTTTACCATCAGTGAATTTAATAGCACCACTGTTAACCATGGTTTGATATTCGTCCGCAGTCACAGCCTGTTGCACACTTTCTTGCAGGCCTGAGTTTCCTAAAAACTTATTACGACTAGTTGCTCCGCCTTTGCCTGTCCACACACTTGGGTCTGCTAGTTGGTCATTAAACACTGCTTCAGGACGGACAAAGCCTTGCTTTTTCAGTTGATCAACGTTAACGCCAAACTTGCCAATACTTTTTGTTGCACTGTCAATAAATGCTGGATTATTCAAACTACCTGCCTGTTTTACAACTGCAGCATTAAGTGCTGTTGTGTCTATGCTATCCAATGCTCCAACACTAAATCCTGTGTTAACTTGCTTAACCATATCTGTAATAGGAAACTTGTTTATTGCAGGGCTGTTAAGCACAGTTTTCAGTTGGTCTTGTGCTTGCGGAAGTACTTTATTAAACTCTGCAACTGCTCCTGGCAATTTATTTTGAAATTCTGCTACAGCACCTGGGAGTTTTGCTTGCAGCTCGCTTGACAGGCCTGTGATCTTTCCGCTGATGTCTTTAGTGAAACTACCGAAATCTGCTCCTTGAAGCGCACTTGTTGCACCACCGAAAGATGCTGCACTGATAGGTGAACTACTTACAGCGCCGCTAATTGAACTTGACACTCCAGCAAAGCCGCCTGCACCGCCTGGCCCAAGCCCGCCTGTTGGATCTGATATAGCTGTTGGCACTGCCACAGCTTGTGGAACAATACTGTATCCACCAGTAGGTGAACCACTTGCGCCCGATAATCCGCCACTGTATGGTGTAGCAACATTTGCTTGCCCATGATATAAAAACGGCTCGTGCATTGTAAGCCTATCAACACTGGTAGATAACAGTTGTTCTTCATCTAGTATAAACTGATTGCTTGCTTCGTCAAATGTAGTATCTTCTTTTTGTGTAGCATTAATTTTCTTTGCTTGCTTTGCCTGTGTCTTTGGTCCTTGCAACAATACCAAACTA